AAACTACACATCATTGCATCAGGTAATCGTACCGAGGACAAATCAGGTGCTAATCGTATGAGTACCAAACTGGGTAATCGTATGCAGACTTTAGTGTTCGACGAGAACCTAGACGACTGGTGTGCGTGGGCATTGGAGTCTAACATCGCAGTCGAGATGATTCAGTTTCTTAGGTTCAGACCTAACCTATTGTCCGACTTTGACCCCAACCGCAGTATCAACCCGACACCAAGATCGTGGGAGATGGCAAACCAAGTGGATACCGAGTTGCCTAGTGATCTTTACTTCTCCAACATTGCAGGTTGTGTGGGTGAGGGTGCGGCGGCTGAGTATACAGGGTTCAAGCGTATCTATGAGGGACTACCTGATATCGACGCCATCTTACTCAACCCAAGCAAGGCGCAAGTACCAACCGACCCAGCAGTACTGTTTGCGTTAACTGGTGCTTTGGCTCATAAGTGTAGTAAGGATAACTTCGATAGAGTTACCGAGTACATCGACAGATTACCAAGTGACTTCCAAGTTATGTGTATCTATGACGCTCAGAAGATCAAGCCTGAGATTCGCAATACCAAGGCGTTCATCATATGGTCTGTTAAAAATGCTAGTGTGTTAATGTAATTTACTTAAGGAGATACCAACATGAATTTAAATCTTACAACCCTTGCATCCAAGGCGATGCTAGTCAAGCTGACAACAAGGCGGGCTAACCTAACCAAGCGTGACATGGTAGCCGAGGAATACCTTCAAGCCGAGCTAGGGGATACGGCGTTCATTGTGAATAAGAAACTATTCCGTGACCCGATGAATCCAATCAATCAAATCATGAGCAAGGCAGGGGAGGTGTACACCTATCACAAACAAAACACATTAGCGTACATTGACAAGGGGCCTCGACTGTTACCTAATGCAAGGTACTTCGACTATACGACTGAGATGCGTAACCGTATCTCTGAGGTGGATGCAATGATGGCTTTGCATATGCCTAACTACGACAAGTATGTACAGCTTGATGTGTCGCATCGTATAGCTCAGGATAGTGGTAAGGCTAAACCAAGTAAGTATATAGCACCGAGTGCGGATGATTACCCAACGGCTGAAGCGTTTGAGCGTGGCATGGGGCACGACATTAGATTCACACCACTACCCGAGGCTAAACACTTCTTATTCGATATCTCAGACGAGGACTTGAAAGCGTTCGAGGATTCGATGAGTGCCGTTCAGGCTCAGGCTAGGGCGGAGGTCATTAGGAAAATGCTCACACCATTACAACACTTGGTGGACAAACTCAACAAGCCTATTGGAACTGAGGGTGCGATCTTTAGGGATAGTGCAATCGAGAATGTCATCGAGGGCTTGGAGATGGCGCAGAAACTTAACATAGACAATGATGAGGAAGTTAATGGTATAGCAGATGTACTGCGCAGTGCAGTCGGTGTGTTCTCCAATAACGGCGATGTGCTTAGGGAGTCTCCAATCGTTCGTGAGAATACTGCTAAGAAGTTAGACGAGATAGCCAAGCAGATGGGGTTCTTATACGGAGGTAACCAATGATTGAACTGAGTGCGTTAGAGGTAGTGCTACTGATCGCAGTAGCAGGGTTGTTGTTCTATAACTATAAGTTGTACAACGATAACAGGGAAATGTGTCGTCATCTCGCTTTGGTAACAAGAACAATAAGCGCCCTAGCGGATGGCGAGGCATCAGTTAAAAGAAACGCCGATGGCGATGTGCAAGTAAACTTAAGGAGAGAGTAACATGGCAACACCAAGTAAGATGGACAAAGCGAAAGCTCAGATTGTCCTAGATCAACCGTTCTTTGCATCAATACTGCTAAGGCGTAAGCTAGTCGAGACCGATAAGATACCAACGCTTGCGGTCAACCAAGCAGGGACTATCTATTACAACAACGAGTTTACCGAGAAGTTACCAGTACCGCAGTTAGTGTGGGGCTTATGTCATGAGGTACTTCATGTGGTCGGTCAACATGCTAGTCGGCGTGGGCATCGCAACCCCAAGAAGTGGAACTATGCAGGTGACGCATGGATTAACGACACACTAGATGATGCAGGCATCGGTGAGCGTATACCGCAGACAGTCAACATGCCAGGCTCTAAAGACGATACAGTCGAGAACATCTACAACGCACTACCCGAACAAGATGGTAACGGTGACGGCAAAGGTGACTTTGGTCAACCAGGTGGTAGTAACGACGGCTTAGGTGATGACATCATCGAAGGCGGTGACGATGGTAATCCAATGACTGAGGATGAGAAGCGTGAGATCGAAGGTCAGATCAAGGTAGAGATAGCCGAGGCAGCTCAAGCCGCTAAGATGCGTGGTAAGTTGTCAGGTCGTTTACAAGATATGGTTACTAGCATCTTGGATGTTAAGACTCCTTGGCATGAGATACTTGAGAAACATATGGTGTCTCAGGTTAAGCAAGGTCAGACATGGCGACGAGCTAATCGTAGGTATCAGGATGTATATTTACCAAGTACAGACAAGTTACCGCAAATGGGAGAACTTGTGATACAAGTCGATGTATCTGGATCTATCAGTAAGCAAGAGTTAGATCACTACAACGGACATTTACAACGCATCATCGAGCAGTGCAGACCTGATAAGACTCATGTTCTTTATACGGACACCGAGGTTGTGCGTCATGATGAGTTTGATTGTGGTGAAGAGTTTCACCTATCATTCTTTTCTGGCGGTGGGACTGACATGCCTGCGGGCTTTAAGTATTGTGCCGAGCATGGTATTCAACCTGATGTATTCGTGTGCTTAACTGATGGCTATACCGACTTTGGTGAACCGCAAGACTATCCAATCGTATGGTGTATTAGTTCAGACATCGAGGCAACACATGGTGAGAACATTCACTTTGAATTAGCTGAGTGAGGGATGGGGGCAATGCCCCCTATTAATTAACTAAAGGAGATATTTATGACAACATCTATTTGGAAAAATGTATTTACTTATGAAGCGTGTAAAGCAACATTTGCTAGGCGAAAGAAAGGCTCAACAACCAAGGCAGTTATGCGTGGTTCACAACTAAGGTATGACGAAGCTAAAGATGAATACATAGTCTCCCTTGCATACTATCGTAATGACCCAATAGACTTGGCATCCGTTAACAAAGACAACATAGCAACTGTACTTAGTACAGGCGATACGATTAGTCATCGCAACAGACTATCGGCTATCTTTAAATGGGAAGTGTATTCGGATTTATCTAATCACCGAACCAATGTAAACCATGTTCGTATGAGGACTAAGAAATACAAATGGCACAACCCCAGCGGAGATAAATGGGAACGAGTATTGTGCGCTACTATGCCTGGTGTCCCTTTTAACTTGGAGAATATCCCATGCAATGTAGGTACTCAGTTCTTAATGACTGATGAGGGTGATGTTAAAGATGTAATCAACTACAAGGGTGACTTCAAGAAGTTAATAACTAAAAAGGCAGTAGCTGATGCTAGACAAACTTTAGCCAAGGTACGCAAGGTTGTTATGGTTATGCTTAAGATGGGTTCGTTCGATGAGGCAATCAAAACTGCTATGACTAGAAGCTATGTTAAGTGGGACGAGAGCGCAATCGAGCGAATCATCGCAATGCCTAACGATGTGACTGGCTATGAGGCAGAGCAGGCGATACAGTATGCGCTATGCAACATGAACATCCCTTGGCGTATAACACTTGAGGACTTAAGACCAAAAGTATTCGAGACTGCTATGAAGTTACTGCGTGAAGCGTATTACTCAACAGTAGATGGTTGTTATGAATATGTGGAGGCATCATGTATGACAAGGAGTTAATAGAAAAGTATCGACATATCAATGTTGACCATGACGAATGGAGTGAGTGGGTAATTACTCCGTTCAAGGAAGCCATGCTAGATATTGGTGTAGATGTTGATAGCGTATTATGGTCTGGGTTTTACAGCCAAGGCGATGGTGCGTGTTTTACTGGTTCAATATACGATTGGGGTAAGTACCTATTGCACTTAGGTTATGACAACCCTATACTAATCCAAACGGCGACGGACGAATGGTACTTTAAAGTTTATCATGCTAATAGATATTACCACCACAAATCGGTAAACTATGACAACGAGATATTCCTACCTGACAATCCGTACAACGAGGAGACAGATGCTTTAAGGCATGACGCATGGATAAACACCATGCAACAGTTCGACCTATTGATGTTAGAGCAAGACATCATTAGGGATTTGGAAGACCACATGAAGGAGGTATACAAGAAACTGCAAGAAGGTTATGAGTATTTAACAAGTGATGAGATGGTTATTGATTTTATTAAACACAACTTACTAGAAGAGGAAATTTAAAATGGCTTATGTATCAATATCAAGAGATTTAATTAACGATATCAAGAAAGGCATGAACAACATGTGTAGTGCTGAGGCTGAGTCGTATCCCGAGGCTACTCAAAGTGTATTAGTAGATTCGTTCGATGATCGTGTGATGGAGTTATTGTGGGGTGAAGATAAGGCAATCATGTCATCCATTCCTGTTAGCTTTACACATCAAGTATCGTCAATCAAAGTTAACTTAATTGTGCCTAATGAAGACGGTACAGTAAGTGATTCATGGAAGAGTAGAACAGAGTTTTACATCAAACCAAACGCAGGCGTTTTTGTTGCTCCTAATCGTGAGAGTAATCCAACTGAACTAACAATTAATTCATTGGCAATAGATGACCCATTCGTTAAAGAGTGGATGGATTACAAGATCACTATGCGTGACATTAATCTTAAGTGGGATAAGTTAACAAGACAAGTTACCACATTCATTGAGGGTTGTAAGTCACTTAATGAAGCTCTTAAGTTATGGCCTGATGTTAGGTTGTATATTCCAATCAAGTACATGGAGCGTGTAGAGAAGAAGGTTGAGAAGAGCAACGCAGTATCATCTAGCGCAGTAGACGCACTTAAAAATATCGACACAGACTTTGCAGTTGGTGCAGTGGTTGGTGCTCGTATGGCGATGGCAGGTAACAAATAATGATACACGACCCAACGCTTAGTTACGCTTTGAATGATCTCCACCTTCGGGTGGATGAACTAGAGAAACGCTTGGCTCGTATCGAGTCAAGACTTGTGCAACTTATGATTCACTTAGGAGCAGACCCGCATGGCAAAAATTAATTCACCTATCACGGCTAATAGCTACCAAGTCGGTGGCGAACATTACACAAATAAAGGTATCCAACCTTGGGATGCTATGGCGGCTTGGATGTCGCCTGATGAGTTCGAGGGCTTCATTCGTGGTAATGCAATCAAGTACTTAGCAAGATACAAAGACAAGGAAGGTTTAAAAGATGTTCTCAAAGCACAACATTATGTCGCTAAGTTGGTGGAACTCATTACGCCACCAGCCCCAGTTAAAAGAGGACGAGGTAGACCGCTTGCTAAAGCGGGTAAACGGAGGTGATATGAGCGTACTAAACACAAACACAGCAACTTCGTACAAAATAATGCAAAGCCCCACATCTTATGACGCAAATACTATGACAAATAGGATAGCACCTACGAACAGACAAATGATTAGCGTAGATATAGAGAAAGTTGAGAATGGCTTCATACTAATATCGCATAGGCTAATGACTGAATCAAAGACATTCCAGTGGATAGCTAAAGATATAGATGAACTCAGAGATTTGATTACCGCTGAGATGGTAGACAAAGTATTGAAGGGGGAGTAAATGGACAACATCTGCGAAACCCATTGGGGTACGGAACCAATAAATACAGAGAAAAAAATAGTTCCTTACAACACAGGTAAATTATTGATTGGATGCAACTATTACCCACATGTTAACTACCACAACGAGGATCAAGACTGGGTGCAAGAGGTTCTACTTGGCATCGAGCGCAGTAGGCTTGAGGATAATTTGTTTGTTGTTGTCATGTATGCACTTGGTATATACACTGTGCTTGGTCTTTTAACAAGGAGTTGGTATGAATCTTAATCAGGGCAAATTGGCGGATGGTCTTATCGACGAAATGCTAGAACTAATTCACAAGTACGACGAAACGCTTTACATGGCAACAGTTATTGGATGCGTAGAGTTAGTAAGGCAACAGTTAATCAATGATGCTATGGGGGAAGATGATGACTAAAGAAGTAATGAAACAAGCTTTAGAGGTATTGAAATCAAAAGACACTTGGGGTTCATCTATTCGTGAAGCAAAAGAAGACGCTATCAAAGCCCTTGAAGAAGCACTAAAGCAAGAGCACGATGAGCCTGATGACTTAACAATTGCTTATATGGCGGGATTATATGACGGTAAAAAACAAGTAAAGCAAGAGCAGGATGAGCCTGTGGGCAAGTTTGCAAAGTTTACCGATGGTATTTGGCGAGAAGTCACAGACGGGTCTGCTGGAGTGCCTCTCTATACTCACCCTAAAGAATGGGTTGGGTTGACTGATGAAGATATAGAAAATTGTTTTGACGAGAGTTGTCATCTTAAGGTTGTTGACCCCAAAGGTGGAATCAAAGGAAGTGTAAATATATTTGAAGTAGGCAGAGCGATAGTACAACTATGCAAGGAGCGCAACACATGAATGAAGTACTCGAATATCTATTGCTGATGACTATTCTTGGAGTAGCCGCTGTGTGGATAACTGCAGTCTTTTGCTTTATGGTTTATTTATTAGGAGTCTATGATGCCGAGACCAAAGAGTGACATCACAGGTGGCGTATATGTAGGTATGCGCATGAGCTTTAGGCAACGAGATATGTTCAATGACCTTGGAGGAACCGCATGGCTAAGAAAATACCTAGATCGACAGCTACTCCAAGAGGAGATACAACTTGGCCTTTCCCCAGGAAACTTCTTACTGAACCCCCCAAACGACAACCAAAAAAGAAAGTAGATACAGAGCAGTATGAAAGGGCGGTATTCTAAACTGGGAGTGCATTTGGTCGTTCGACTTGATGGGGCAGAAACAAGGAAAATTCCCCATGTCCGACATCCTGCATTGCCTTGTTAACCTCCCTCCTCATTCTACTAAAACAAAATGAACAACATTATTACACTTGATTTCGAGACCTTTTATTCCAAAGAATTTGGTCTTAAGAAATACACAACAGAAGCATACATCCGTGACCCACAGTTTGAAGTCATAGGGTTTGCGTACAAGGTCAACGACGGCAGTTCTAAATGGGTAAGCGGAGACGAGGCGTCGCTGCAGCGGGCTTTACTTGCCCTTCAAATCCACAACAGTTATTTGGTTTGTCATAACATGGCGTTTGACGGAGCAATCCTAGCGTGGAAGTTCGGCATCATCCCTAAGTACTATATAGATACCCTCTCAATGGCACGACCAGTTACAGGTCAATCGGTAGGTGGTTCGCTTGCGGCGCTGGCTAAGAAGTTCATGATCGGCGAGAAGGGTACGGAAGTCGTCAATGCTCTTGGTAAACGGCGAGAAGACTTTACCCCCGAGGAACTAGCAAGGTACGGCGAGTACTGCAAGAACGATGTGGACATTACATACACACTTTATCACATACTTAAACAGTTCAACCCGCCCAAAGAGATGTATATACAAGACCTGATGTTGCGTATGTATACCGACCCTGTATTGGTACTGGACAAAGACATTTTGGTTAACCATTTGCACGATGTACAGAACAAAAAAGTTCGCTTGATGGCTAAGATAGATCAGACAATAGGGCGTGAAAGTCTTATGTCTAACCCGAAATTTGCCGAAATTCTGCGAAAAATGGGCGTAGAACCCCCCATGAAAGTGTCTGCTCGTACAGGAAAGGAGGCTTATGCGTTCAGCAAAACGGACACGGAGTTCACCAAATTGCTGGAGCATCCTGACCAACTCGTTCAGGCAGTGGTTAGCGCAAGGCTTGGGGTTAAGTCAACGATTGAAGAGACTCGTACCGAATCTTTTCTTGAAATAGCAAATCGTGGCAAATTACCTATTATGCTTAATTACTGGGGTGCGCATACAGGTCGTGCGTCTGGTGGCGATAAGATGAATCTACAAAATCTCCCTCGTGGTGGCAAGTTGCGTGAGGCTATTACAGTACCTGAAGGTCATGTCATTGTTGCGTGTGACTCTGCTCAGATCGAGGCAAGAGTAGTTGCGTGGTTAGCCAATGAACCGTTCTTACTCCAAGGCTTCACTGAGAACCGAGACATCTATTCTGACTTTGCCTCCACAGTCTATGGTCGCACGGTAACTAAAGCTGACAAGGTTGAGAGGTTTGTTGGTAAGACTTGTATTCTTGGTCTTGGTTACGGCATGGGTGCTGAGAAGTTTAAGAATACTCTAAAGGTCGGTATGGGCGGTATCAGTTTGGACATCGAGCTAGACGAAGCCAAGCGAATCGTAACGCTATACAGAAGGCAATACTCCAAAATCGCCGAGCTATGGAATGTATTTAACCGAATCTTAGAGGGCATGGCAAATGGGCTGGAGCGTGAGTTCCATCATGGGCAAGGCATACTCCTGACGTTCGACAACAGTGGTGTTAAGCTACCAAACCATACCATGATAAGGTATCCCAATTTAGTCAAGACACCTGACGGATTCCAATACGACAACCGTTATGGGGCTACGAAGATATACGGCGGTAAGTTTGTTGAGAATGTCGTGCAAGGACTAGCCAAGATTGTTGTGTTTGAGCAAATGGCAAAAATAGATCAAGATATGCGCAAAAGAGATAGTCAAGGCGGTCGTTTTAAGGTAGCATTGACAGTTCATGACGAGGTTGTTTGTGTCGTTCCCAAGTCCGAGGAGGAGTGGGCTACGAACTTAATGCTATGGAGAATGAAGCAGGCCCCCAGCTGGTGTCCGACTTTGCCTCTAAGCTGTGAAGCTGCGTCTGGTTTAAATTATGCGGAGTGTAAGTGATGCCTACGTTACCAAAACAATGGAGTCATTGGCTAGCAGATAGTCATCTCAGAGACACTAGCCCAACAAAGAAGTACAAAGGTCTTTTCTTTAAAGGTAGAGGACGAGTGTGGCGTGTGGTTGCAGATACATTACAGGTAAGTGAGCCTTATGCGTCTTTCGATAGATGGGCAAACAGTTATGTAGGTTCTGTCCCTATTCCACAAACAAGAAACGAGTTTCGTGTAGCAATTGATAGCCTTTTAGTGATGACTTGGGATCAAAAATGATAATACCCGCTTGGACTTACTCACAACTGAGTACCTTTGAGACATGCCCGAAGAAGTTCTACCATGCTAGGGTAGCCAAGGATTTCCCTGAGCCTCCTACTGAGGCAACCATATGGGGTGAGAAAGTTCATACTGCTATGGAGCATAGGATTCTAAATAAAACGCCGTTACCCGAGGGTATGTCCCAATGGGAAAACATAGCAAAGAAAATAGATAATCTGCGTGGGGAGAAATTCTGTGAAATTCAAATGGCAGTTGATAAAAATTTTCAGCCTGCTCCTTGGGGTAACGCTTGGAGTCGTGGCATTGCGGATGTGGTTGTCAAGCACGATGATCGAGTTGCAATACTCGACCATAAGACAGGAAAGAGAAAGCCAACTGAGCAGCTTATGCTTTACGCAGGTTACGCTTTTGCAACTTATCCCGAAGTCAATGTGGTTTCCACAGGATTCATATGGCTTAAAGAGAAAAAGATTGACTCACAGGTATTTACAAGGCGTGAAGTGCCAATGATATGGCAAGAGTTTGTGCCTCGTGTAGCCAAGTTAGAGAGAGCGTATGAGACAGGTAAATGGATTGAACGCCCATCGGGTTTATGTAATGGATGGTGCGCAGTTAAATCTTGTAAATTTTACAAGGACAAAAGATGAACGATAAAGATATCCAAATGCTTTTAATTGGTATCGGCATTAGATTATTTGTGGCGGTCGTTTTAGCAATAGCGACAGCCTTTTCGGAGATGAAAGATGGCGAGAACACCTGAAGGTAGAGTTAAAGATGATGTTAAGAAGAGGTTAAAGCAACACGATATATGGTATTTCTGCCCGATGCAAAACGGATTCGGTGTAGTTGGAATACCTGATTTTATTTGTTGCGTTAATGGACACTTCTTGGCGATAGAGACCAAAGCTCCTGGTAAAGCTAATAACACCACTCCAAACCAAGACAGGGTTATTAAAGAAATTAGGGAACATTGGGGAACAGTACTCATCATCGACGATGTTGAGATTTTAGATATGTATATTAAGGGGTTGAAAGATGGCAAATAAAGGTGGGCCTAAAAAGGCAGCTTACGACAAGGCATACGAATCTACACCTGCTCACATTAAAGAGCGTGAAGAGCGTAACAAAGCTCGTGCAATTATGATTAAAGAAGGTCGTGCCAAGAAGGGCGATGGCAAAGACATTGACCATATCAAGATGCTTGATGCAGGTGGTAAAAACGTAGCGAAGAATCTACGAGCAGTGCCTGCTAAGACCAACAGAAGTTGGAGAGATGACCACGGCAAAATATACGGCGACAACAAAAGCACCAAAAAATGATCGTCAGACAAGATAAAAAAGCGTTAATTTATAAATTACGCAATCCCTCTAGGATAACAACTGTTGTGCCAACTGCAAGGTTAGTGCAACACAAAGGCGATACGCTAGTCGCTGTGCCCCATCGTCCTGATGAGGTTAAAGTACTACGCAACTTGGGGTTTGATGCACCTGACCCGATGTCGTACTACTACAAATGGCCTGGTAGGTTTAAGCCTTTCGATGCTCAAATAACGACGGCTAACTTTTTATCTATGAATGACCGAGCCTTTTGCCTTAACAGTATGGGACTTGGCAAAACAGTTACATCGCTATGGTCTTACGACTATATGCGTGAGATTAAGTTAGTTAAGAAAGCGTTAATCATTTGTCCACTCTCTACGATGGAGCGTACTTGGGCTGATGAAGTATGGCGGACTTTCCCCCATCTCGAATGTGCAGTACTGTATGGTTCAAGAGCAAGAAGAATTAAGTTACTCAACCAAAATGTTGACATCTACATTATCAATACCGATGGAATCAAAACTATTGAGCGTGAACTCGCCGACAGGGAAGACATTGACCTTATTATTGTCGATGAGATTGCCATGTTCCGCAATGCAGGAACTGACAGATGGAAAACCCTTAACAGTATATGCAATAAACAATCTCCAAGAAGAGTGTGGGGACTCACAGGCGCTCCTATACCGCATCAACCAACAGATGCTTGGGCGCAGTGTCGTATTATTCGACCTACAAACCCAGATGTACCTAAATACTATTCAAAGTTCAGAGACATGGTGATGAGGCAGATAACTCAGTTTATCTGGGTTCCTCGTGAAGATGCTGTTCAAACTGTACAACGCTGTATGCAACCTGCTATTCGCTTTGCATTAGATGACTGTATAGACTTGCCCGAGCAGAT